CCTGACAAGCCGGTGTACCGACTCATTCGAGAAGTGCTGCCAGCAATTAAGTCACAGGTGAGTGACGCAGGAGAGTCTAAGTGAAATTCTACGACGTGGGAAACCGCGACATCGTTGATCAAGACCTGCGCAACGGCGGTGCTTACATGCGTCACGTCCAAGCGCTTACCGCTGAGGCGCTGCACAGCAAGTCCGACATCGCCGCCGAACTGGCGCACCGCGATATCGTCATCGCCAGCCTGCGGCAATGGGTGCAGGCGGCGCTTGATTGCAAGACATGGGTGTGGGACTCGGATCAACGCCTAGCGGCCATGGGCTGCGTGATCGAAGCCGATCAGGTAATTGGTCCTCAATCTACATCCGCAGGAGAGTCAAATGGGTGAATTGCACACTTACCGATTTGTATGGAGAGATGGCTCTATCAACGTCGGCGATGGTCACAATCCCGTGGAGGCTCTTACGCTCATGGGATTCGGGGGCGGCGCGGTGGCCGCGCTTGATTATTACGAAACGCTTCCTATGGCTACATCCACAGGAGTCAAAAGTGAGTGAGGTAAAACGATACTGGGTTGCGCCGCGGTCACTGTGGACCGAGACCGAGCACAAGCAAAGCCGCAAATCCATGGTGAAGGTCGTGGCCGCTTCTGACTACGATGCCCTCGAAGCCAGGCTCAATGAGCGCCCCGCTCAACAGGTTACAGCCGCTGCAGGAGCAGGAGTTAAAATTGAATGAGCTGGCACTTTTCGCGGGCGCTGGCGGTGGATTACTGGCGAGTTTGCTACTCAAATGGCGGACTGTTTGCGCAGTGGAGATTGACGGATATTCCAGGTCTGCCCTACACGCTCGACAAAACGATGGCGGGCTTCCACCTTAGTATCTGATGGGGCGGCCGACAGGATGGAGCGCTTTGCGGCCACTGGCAATGGACAGGTTCCGTGCGTGGCTGTCAGCGCATGGCGTCTCATGACACAAGCTAATCCAGAGGGAAATGCAAAATGACGATCCATACCCTTTCTGAAATCCTCCGCCTGGGTCGTCAGCACGATCCCGATGGCGTCGAGGTTGTCATGTCTCGGCAAGCGTGCGAAGAGGCCGCAGACCAGGTTGAGACGCTGGCGGCGTACAAGATCAGGGCGCAACGGCTATTCGAGTGCCTTGAGAATCTTACCGATGAGGCCAGCATCTGCGCAGCCAAGCGAACATTCATGGCGATTGACAATGGCTGCATAGTCGATGCGGTGGAGCTTATTGCGGAATGCACCGCTCTCACCGCCGTAGAGTCAGCACGTGAAACAGGAGCCGAGCATGGCTAACGTTCTCGCTGAGTACGACATGGTGCAGGAAGGCGTCGCCTTGGGCTATCTGTGCTCTGTCGATGGCAAGCCCTGCGAGTTCGAGACGCGCCACAGCCAATACGGTGCCGACGCTGACGGTAATCGATGGGTTTGGGTTGCTGAGACGCTGTGCGTCAAATGTGGAGAACCGCCTAATGACGATTGAACTACAAGGCCACGTGCAGGCCGTCGAGTACGGCGGTCGCGGCGATGGCCGGCCGCTGCGTGCCACGCTCACATTGGAAATGAGCCGCGCCAACGGACAGAAACTTGAAATCAGCATGACGGAAGACGAGGCGCGAGCCTATTTGCCAGGTACACCGATCACGCTGCGCTTCTGGCCAATAGCACCACAGTCCGATGGAGAACTGATCATGGCTAGGACTGCACAACAAAAGCTCATCGACTTACTGTGGGAGCTTACCGACGACAGCGAGGTACACGCTCGCACCGGCGACGTACTTCTCACCTTGCAGAGACAGCAGGCGACCGAGATGTACAAGCTGTTTTGGCGCTTAGGCGGAAAGTACCGAGAGGGATTGAAAGAGGTTGGCTGGTCGCCACCTCCCCGCGGGCGGTGCGGTCCTGCTGACGATCCTAACGCGCCGTTCCGTTGGATTTGCATCCATTGCGACACCGTGAGCGGCATTGACGACCAGGCTTGTCTTGGGTGCAAGAAGCCGCGATACCCGGCGTTGGCTACTGCCAGCGGAGAGGTGAAGTCGTGACCGTATCACTATCGAGCAGTGCCGCAGAGGGTATCGGTAGAGCGCTCGATCAGGACGTGTACGGCGTCGAAGGAGCCGACCGTATGGCGTGGCTAGTGCTTCTGCTGAAGAAATGCGAGGACCGTCCTGAGTGGTTCCCGCGTGGCAAGTGGGCGACGATTCAACACATCGAAGGGCAGATAAGCAGCGCAGTAGAGCAATGGCACGCCGCCTCACAGTCTGATGCCAGTGGAGACGCGCCGCGGTGAAACGGTATCAGCCATCGCTCGAGGAACGCGCCGATGAGGTCATCCAAGATCACATGGACGGCAGCCTTCGGAAGACTGGAGAGATGCAGCGCCGTGGCCGGCCGCCGCGCCGCGTTCCTAACTTCAACATCATTTACGAAGCGGTGCGCCGCAAGTTTAGAAAGGACGGTTAATCGTGGAACATATCAAAACCGGCCGCCCTCCCCGCCTGCGTCGCGTCGAAGAGTGGGAACTGTACTGCTATCGAAAATCCGGTGTCTCAATCAAGACGTGCGCGGCTATGTGGCGCGTCTCTGTGCCAACCGCGAATCGCATCATCGCGAAGTTTCGCAAGTACGATCAGCGCGTCGAGCCAACGGCCCGAGCGTTTCGAGACATGATCAAAAGTCCGGAAGACTTCACTTTAACTTGACCGCGTATAGTTTTGATACGAGTAACCTATTTGACTTCGTATACATTATGTGTAGTAACAGGTGCTGTAACGTGGGTATATGGCGCATCCGTCAAACCCATTATACGGCATAACAATCAAAGAGATAGCTCGCATATGCCATGTCGATTTGACCACCGCTCGCCGATGGAAGCGTGGGGCAAGGTGCCCGCCCAAAATGGCCATACTTTTGATACAGAGGGACTTGGTGTGTTTCGATCCTGCATGGTCCGGATGGCATATTCGGGATGGGTTTTTGATATCGCCTGAGGGCTGGCAGGTTGGTTCTGGCGAGGTTTTGGCGATCCGCATTTTGCGCCAGCAGTTGGCCTGCTATGAGGTCGAGCTCAAGCGCTTGCAGGGCGAGGCACTTTCGATACAAGAACAGCCGTTACCTGATGCGTGGCCGGAGTGGGTATTCGAGAAGCAGGCCTAGCGATTTATCGATATATCAAAACTAATTACTGATCGAGCTGCCCCAATACGTGAGGTCCTGTGTGCCAGATGGACTTCCACCGCTTCCGTATATCGTCACAAGACCTGTGCCCTGAAGCACGTCGGAGCCGTCGCGCTGCAGTGCAAAGGTGGGAATGCCGGGTGCGATGGGCGCCTTCACAGACGTGATCCCGGCAGGGCACGCGGTGCCAACCCCGTTGATGACAACCGTGCCGGGCGTTACCAGGAACGCTAGGCATTCGATGTTATCGGTCGCTGTCCCCTGGACGAGATTGATGCTTTTGATCTGTGCGGGATGCAATGCGCTGAAAGGCATCTTTCGATAGCAGACGTACAGAACGTCTTTGGTGATGGGCGGCTGAATTCCCGACAGGTACCACAGAGCGAAGTAGGGGCACAGCTCGGCAAACGCTGAGCCTAAGTTGGGTGCAAGGCTCGCATCCGTGAAGGGCATGACCTGCGAGGTCTCCGAGAAATCATTCCAGGTAACGAGCATCACTAAGTCAGAGCCCACGGCAACTGCTCGCTTCCACCCCGCCACGAAGGTACCGAGGTTTCCGGCTTCCCAATAGGCCAGGCCGTCAGGGCGAAATTGCTGCGTGAGCACCGGCATCATCATCATGGGCGGGCAGGTTGAGGCCGCTCCAGGCTCCGCAGTCCCCCACCCTGCATATCCGTGACTGATCGCGGCATAGGGATTTGAGGCGGGTGATCCTAAAAATGTTGGGATGAAGGCCACATCGATGCCCTTGGCGTTGAGCTTCGCGATTCCACCCTGCCAGAAGGCTTGGGGCTGAACGCCAGCATTGAAGGGACTGACCACGATTCGCCCATCGCTTAAGCGAAAGATGTTGGGGTACTTGATCGGATCCGCGTAATTCGACACTAGCGAGACGAGTTGGTCTTGGGTCATCCCTCCCAAAGAACTCATGTCGGGCATGATGCCGATACAGAAGCGCGGATCGACGGCCGCCGCGGCGGCCAGCATCGTGTTCAGACTGGGTAGAGACAGGTTGTCAGTCAGGCTCTGGACATCCATCCAAAATCCCGTGATGCCTTGCGCAATCGCTTGGCGGACTTCGGTCTGCATGTTGAGCAATGGCCAGTTGGCGGCGGTACTGACCGGCAGACCCGGGGGGCGGCCTCGAGAGAACCCGCCGTAGGGCGCATGCTTGCCGCCCTCCCCGCCCACAGTGAGCCAGTTGTTCTCCCAGTAATCGGACGCTGGCGGCGCATTATCGATGCTCAAGCGGAACAGCGGCACGCGGTGCGCAAGCACGCGCTTTTGGTACTGGAAGGGATCTCCCATCACGAAGGGAAGGATCATGTGGCGCTGAAAAATGCGTTGTCGACGTAAAACTTATTTCCAGGTATCGGGTTGTTCTCTTGAAAATTCCATTTCAGTACCGAGGCACCTTCAATGTTGAAACATGCCGGTCCAAGCGGAAGCTTCAAGCGCACAAACTTGCCGACGACGAGAGGACCACCAAACTTCTCCCATACAATGCCGCCGATCTGTCCTGGTATTGGGCCGTCATTCGCAGCCATGAACTGACCAACGAAAGTGCAATTCGCCAGCGTTACAAGAACATCGAGGTTCAGGAACGCCTTCCCCGTCGTGTCGTAGGTCTTGTATGTGACGCCAAGGACAGGCGGATTAACCCAACCTGGGGATCCGGGCGGGGGATTCTGATACGCAGGCTGCCAGCCACCAGTACCTTGCGGCGTCGACAACATCAAGACCATTCTTCCGCTGCCCGTGGGAGACGGCACGATCGAGTGCTGCAGGCCTCCATAGCTGAAATCAACCGGCCAGTTCAGCACCCCTCCCGCAAACACCACATCAGGCGTACCAGCCACGCTGTACGGGCCCGCTGGCAGATTCGCGGGTGCCGGCAGATCGCTACCGCTGGGCGGTGGTGGAGGCGGTGGAGATACGACTGGTGTGCCTATGGCAGCAGCCACCGCGGCCACGAAGGACGGCGTAGCGGCCAATGCGGCGGCCACGGAGGCCGTAGAGGGAGTGGTTACCAGAGCGGCGATGGCCGTCAGGTCGATGACCGCAGTGCCGGCAACAGCAATGCTGGCGGTGGTGTCTGTCATGGCGTTTGTCCTTGGGTTGGTTTCAGGCCGTATCAGCAGCCTTAACGATCGCGTCCAGCGCATTCGCTGATGCAATGGCGGCGGTCAAGTCAACTGCCGGATTCGCTGCCTGAGCTGCAGCAAGTTCCGTCGTGAGCGTGGTTATTTTCGCGCCCAAGTCGGTGATCAGTTTTTGCGTGTCGGTCGTTGCAGTCGCGAGGGCTGCGTTCAAGTCGTCAAGCTGAGTCATGATCTTCTCCAATTTACGGTTGATGGAACGGAAAAACATTTAAGAAACGCTCGCGCCGATGGCGCTATTTAAAGCCGCGCACATGACAGGAGTCACCTTGTTAGATGGGACGTAGAGTGCTGGTAGGGCGCCCGCAGCTTCCTCAGCAGCGGTGATCAGCTCCGAGCAATACCAATCGCTTGGGTCTCTCCAATCCCGTCCGGTAGCAAAGCCCCAAATGGCTGTTTTGTCGTACGGCTTGCCGAGTTGAGCGTTGAGAAAGTCATAGAAACTCTTTTCCTTCGCCGCATCGGTTGCAATGCTCATGACGACGCGCTCTTTCCATTTCTCGTACAACGGGTAGCGAATCTGTACGCCCGGTGGTTTGCCGCCAATCGAATCGGATCGCGCACCCAGCAAGGTTCCATCCTGGAGAACGGCGTCGACGTGCGAGAAGTGCCCTGCGGAGAACCAGGCGATAGCCTGTGATGGCATACCGTATCCCAATACGAATTGAAGCCTGATCATTTCAGACTGACCGTTTTGGTGTCGACGCCCTTCAGCTTGTCAAAGGAGCGCATGGCGCCTAAGCCCAGAAGTGCCCATAAAAGCTGATAGAGATTGTCATCAAGCCCTGGTAGGCCGGGCGATGGCACGGGATGACCTGAAATTAGCGCTATGCCGGTCCACAGCGGGCGCAAGAGATACTGATAGCACAGAGCAGCCACACAGACCCACATGACTGCCGGTCGCGGTCCTGCGACGAATACGGAGGGACTGGCCGCCTCGACTTTGTTGATGTCTGACTGAGCCGAAGTTATTGCCGTCAGTTGTATCAAGTCCTCCTGCAGTTGGCCCGCGGCCGCCATCTGATTCAGATTTGCCGTCGCTGCTGCTGCCGCCGCTCGATCAGGGAGCACCTTGGAGATGATGCCGCCCACGGTATCGATGACCGACTGCCAGGGCATTTTGATGTCGATACTCATTCCTTTCTCCCTTCCTCAATGCCTCTCGCGTGCCCCTCGGCGTCCCCTTGCGCAAGCTTGGCGTTACCCAATTTCTCGACAAGGCCATTCGTTGCCTCGTGAATCTCCGCGACCTTCGCCACCGTCAATTGCACAGTCGCCGCTGTTATCTTGGCCCGCTTGCCGTTGCGCAAGCTTGATAGAGCGGCCACCAGCGATGCACATGCGCCAATCACTTGCGCGACTTCGCCAATGGTCATCTGAAAGTTCCGGCGTGGCCGATAGCCTCAACGATGCACAGCAAAATCACGGCTATCCATAGAATCGGCTGTGGCTTGATCGCAGACCAAATGGCGATGATGGCCGCGCCGATGATGAAAACGAACTCAAGCATGGTTAAAGTGTTCATGATTTACCCCGATAGTAGTAGTGCGCGCAAAGGCGCGTAACGTGAAGCGTCAAGCTTTGGATCTTTCTCAGTGCACTGTGCGGCGGCATTTACCCAGTCATCGACAGATGCGTAATGGATCATGGAGGGATAGCCGAGCAGATCGTGGATACCGCCGTTGTACGCCACGTCTAAAAACACTGAAGCACGCACATCGCCGGCCTTCGAGTACCAGGAATAGGCTTGAAGCTGATTGTCGAGTTGATTGAGAAGGTACGTTTCCATCACTAGAAACAGGCCGCTCGATCCGCACTTCATCAAATTGAAACCGCGTCCCCAAGATAGATCCCCTTGCGGTGCTTTGACGTTCAAACCGGTCGCATCATCGTAGGGAAGTTTTCGCTCACCTTCTTCCGTGGTGAGCCGTCCTAAGAGGACGCTGACAGCGCTCACCTATCACCCTTGCGTCTTTGGTGAGAACGATCCTCAATGATAGCCAGGCGTTGCTCAATGGCTCCTAGCCGAGTTTGGATGCTTTCAGCCGCGCGTAAGTGCCTGCCGATCAGCGCCCGAAGCACAATCCCCCATGTCGCAGTTAATAGCGCCACCGCCCAACCGGCTTGGGAGCTTGCTACGTCTGATACTTCTTTCACGATACTGGGGTCATTCATGCTGCTGCTATCAACTTATCTTCAGGGGTAGACATAAATGCTCCATCGTTAGTTTAAGAGACCGGCACCAATAACTCTTTGTCTGCGCCCTCTGAGTGGCGCACCGTCGCGAGAAAAGCGGGCGAGGTTTGCGCTCATGGGATATAGTCCAGGTACAAGGAGGAACGATGAGCAGTGCAGACATTAAGCGCGGCGAAATACTCGCCCTCGAACTGATCCCACTCATCAATCACGGCATCAGCATTTCTGACGATCCCGTGCATTTCTGGGCGGCATTCATGATGGGCTTGGCAGGCAGAGCTGCCCAGGATCTCGGAACCGAAGTCGAAACGCTGTTTACGGTGGGTGGTCAGCTTGCGGCCGAAGTAGCTAAGAAGCATGAGAATTGAGTTCATGATTTGACCGCCTGTTGCTTGTTCAGCCGCTCGATCTGCTCATCCAGCGCCTTGTCCAACTGCTCAGCACTCGCTGCAAGCCCAAGCTTCCAGACCTGCACCATGTGCTGGCGCAGAAAGGCGTAGCGGGTACTGTCGGCGCCAAGGCGAGCCTCAAGATTCTTGACGCGCTTCGCCTGAATCTGCAACTGGCGGAGCATGTCCGCGAAGCTTGCCTTGTAGATGCTCTCGAGGCGTTTCGCGCACGCCTCTTCGGTCGCATCCTTCTGGCGCAGAAACATCACCGCGCCCGCGAGCTGCTGCTCAAGAAAAGCGATCTGTTCGGTCTCGCTCATCAATGCACCGACTGAATAAAGGTGGGAGCCGTGGTCGTCCATGTCACCACGCATTGTTCGTTCGGGCCGGCGTCCCACACGACGACATTGCCGCTCGTCATGGTGCCGATCACATGCCCGCCGAGCGAGACGGTAGCCGTGAAGGTGCCGGCCTGGGCGAAGTAGAACGTTGCGGGCGAAGCGCCGTTCGTAATCGTCGCGGGAGATGCGCCCACCCCGCCGGGACCCAAGATGCCAACTGGGTTATACCCCACGTTTCCGCTGATATAGTTGGTTACCGTAGGGTTGATATTGGGTTGATTGTTGAGAGGGAGGATGCAACTAATAAGTGCATTCCCCTCAACGGTGATGGTCGTTGCGGTCGCGCCTAGATTGACGCCTATAGACATTGATTGAAAATCATTGTCAGTAATGGTCCCAGGCAATGAGGCGTTGGTTGAATCGATCGATACGCCGCGATTCGTCGTAAGATTAAGGGCATTCGGAGCACTGAAGGTGTTACCAGTGATGGCGAAGAGGCCCGCGTTGCCAAGCTCAACACCCGTATTGTTCGCGGTCAGGCCGACAAAGAAGGTATTCCCCGAGATATTCACGTTCGGGATGTACGCCTGCGTGAGAATGCCTTGCCCCGGACATGCGAACTGGGAAGCCGTGACCGACAGTTGATTGCAATTCGTCGCCGGTGAGGGCACTAATATGCCGGTCAGGGAACCCGTAAAATTCGATTGCGCGACGGTCACACCCTGGACGTTAGACAGATATTCCAAGCCCGCGGCAAGGGTTAGGAACGTGCATCCTGAGATGTTATAAGAAACACCGATGACAGCCGGTATACCAACGAACGACATGCCAATGCCGAGTGCCGGGGCGTTCGCGCCACTGCAAACGCAATTGGTGACGTTGATGTTTGATACGGATGCTACATACAGACCGCTTTGCCAATAGAACGTCTGCCCGTAGCCATCTGACCCGCGGAACACGCAATTAGTCACATCCGACAGCGCGGTCAACGCGGGATTCGCGATGGCAGCGGCGGTCTGGTTGAGCCACAGACCGCGTTGGGTACCCGTCCCGGTGGTCCCCGTCAGGAACGATAAGTCGCGCACGTGCGTTGAATTGAAGGGTCCAACGTAATTGATCTTATAGCCGCCCCCTGACGGCCAGATCAGTTGTGTTGCTTCCGCCCCTGAGCCAAAGAGCGAGAGTGATGCAACCGCACTCGCCAGAGTGCCAATCACCCCCGATAGATGCTTGTATTGACCCACCGGGTAGGTGATGGCCCCGTTCTTTTGGAGCGCGACATTAAGCGCCGCCTGCGATGCAGCGGCGGAGTCAGCCACGCCGGTCGGATCGGCGCCGTAGCGCAGCGGATTCAATTCCGGATAGAAGTAAAATGTCGGAACCACGCCCGCGGCAGCCTCGGCGGCGGTCTGCGGGTAGAGGATGGTGCCTATTACTGCCTGCGTTAAAGCAGGAGCGTTGATTTGATCTACTGACCAGACAAGATTTCCAAACAAATCCTGTAAAACGAACTTATAAGCCTGAACTGGGTTTAGCCAAACATTCGCTTGCCCGTTCGCATTGAGAATTACAGGATTGGTGTTTTGAGTGAGTTGCGCGTTATCGGTGTAGGTCGCTTGAGGCGTTGTGGTTCCAGCGACATAGGTAAAGAGCTTGCCGCCGGGCAAAGGAAGGCCGCCGAATCCCAAGCCTTGGAATACGGGGGAAGGCGCGAGTTGAGCGCTCATACGCTGTACGAAAAGACCACGATTCCACCACCGCCATTTCCCGCCGTAATGATCACGCTTCCCGCTCCCTTGCCGCCTGAGTTGCCACCATCGAATATGCCGGGAAGTCCAAATCCTCCCGCGCCCCCTCCCCCACCGCCCGCATTCGTATTGCCATTTGCGCCGTTATTTCCCGGTGTATTGACCACCGTTCCGCCCGTTGAAGCTGGGCCTGTTGCGCCAATGCCAGACGCTGATGAACTGGCATCGCCACCGTTAGGCCCACCAGGAGCCGTTATGGTGGCTATCGATAATGTGCCGCTGCTGACTGACGTTGAACCTGCGATGCCAGCGGCGCCCACGGTGTAGTTCAGCGTGTCGCCGCCCAATCCTGTGACCGAAACGGTCGTACGCGAATACGGACCAGATGCAGCCCCACCGCCACCATTAACGATTGCCCCTACGACATTGCGTGCGCCCCCGCCACCGGATGCGCCGAAGACCTCGATGGTCAGGGTGTTAAAGCCAGTCGGTACGGTCTCGACGAACGTCCCAGGCGTGGTATTGATGCGTGTCGTGACGGAATTGGTGGTGCCGGTATTGAGCAGATTGAGCGTCAGATACGAGCCCGCTCGAAGCGTCGTGGCGCTTGCCGTGTTTGCGGCCTGCGCCCAACTGATACCGAAAGTCCCTGGTGTACTGACCAGCAATGAGCCCCTGTAGATGACCTGATTGCTATCTGCGCCCGTCCCGACCGTGGCATACGAGATGGGCGCTGAGTAGAATGTGGACTGCTTAGGTCCATCCGCAGCGCCATTGACAAAGCCGGTTTCAACCACTGGCGATATGCCGCGAGAGTCCACTGCAGAACCAGTGTTTTGGAACTTAAAGCCCGCGCCGGCTGCAACCGAATCAAACGTCAGCATCAGCTCGTATGAGTAGCGCCCGATGGTCAGCGCATTGCTCTGTAAATCCGGATCAGGCGTGAGCGTGGTCGAGCTAGTAATCACCGTATCGCCCGGCTTGATCTTGGAGTTATTGACCGTACCCGTCGCGGAGAAGTAGGCCAGGACTTTCCAAATTCCGGGAGTTCCTTGGTACTCAGATAACAGGCTATCCCCTGCCTGCGTGACGATGTTTGCACTACCAGGAAGCTGCAGGCTCGCGCTATTGGTGAGCGTCAAACTTCCTGTGAATCGCACGATGTAAATCGGCGCGACCGTGGTTGCATTCGATCCGAAGCTCGTAATCGTGGTCGAACCGGTAACCGCGACGTTGTGATTCTGGGTCGTACCTAGATCGGTGGTCGTTGCGGACGCTAGCGGGATCTCAGCGCCGAAGGTGCCCACGCCAACACCAAACGTGTTGCCGATCGAAAGAAGCTGGAAATTGCCGTTGAAGAAGATCAACTCGGTGACGATTCCGCCCACGATCTGTCCGGCCGTCAAGGGCGCGCCGGTGATCGTGACGATTGGTATCACGCCCAAATTATTTATATTGACGGTACTTGGCCCAGTATTCGTGTTGCCAGCAACAAAGAACACCAGCTCGCCATTGGCGTATGCCGTGTAGGGCGTTGCCGCCGTCAGTAGGTACGAATTTGCAGCCCCGGTATCGGTGCCATAAAACGTGATCAATTGGCTATTGATTACCTGATCGCGGGTCCAAATCGTGTTGCCCGCAGCATCTTCAAGAACGTATTTGTACGCGACGTTTGGGAGTTGCCAGATACTTGCCTCACCCCTGGAATTCAAAATGATGGGGTTAGTGTTCTGGACTAGGCCGGTCGAATCGGTCCAAGTCGCAATCGGGGTCGTACTGCCAGCCTGGTAGCTAAAAAGTTGACCGTGCGCAAGGAATTGAACATTCGCAGCGAAAAACTGTGAAGTCAGTAGCGGGCTTAATGCAGTGGTCGTCATGCTGTAGTGCGATCTCGGTTAATATTCGGCCCGCGGGCATATCGCTCGAGGACAAGGAACCAAAGGAATGAAAGTCATCGTCTGGTTTACAGTCACATTTGGACTGTTCGTAGGCTGGTTTTTAAGCAGCTACGTCTTCGGCGTTATTGTCGGCTTGCTTGCTTTTGGCCTACTGACCGGTCTCTCTAAGGCGTTCAAGACCTGAAGCCGGGTCTAGCGCGCGCTTCACCGCGGCCTTATCAGAAATCATCCCCGCGCCTTTTCGGATGAGATTCCCGTACGGCACAACATTTTCGAGAATGTTGGCGCCGTGACTTGCTAACGCGCCGGTCAGGGTGTTCGAGTTATTCACGAACGATCCTTTAGGCTGAGCGGTCGTGTATCTGGCAACCTTACCAAGCGTGTCTAACTGCTCTGCCTGTTCAGGTGGCACTAGAGATTGCAACTTAGGCCGCATGGCTTCTAGATGCTTATTGAATGTGGCTGCCGCGAAGTTGCCATTGCCCATGTTGTCAATTTTGGCCTGATCTCTCAAATGATCCAGTGCGGCCACGCCCATGGTTTGAGCCGCGCGATCATCATCCCCAAGATTGGCACGCATCGTTGCAACCGAGTCTCGAGTAGCTGAAGTCCCGGTAATGAACTTGCTGACGAACTTATCCGGTGGCACTTCGTTATTGACCGCGGCCTTGTAAGCCGGATCTGCATCAAGCGCCTGAAACTGTGCCTTAGCTGATTCTCTAGCAGTATCCGCCAACGGCTTCAAGACTGCGGCACCAGGGGCCAACGGTAATGCCTCCATCTGGTTTCTAATAACACCCGCTGCGGCACGCTCGTTGCCGTCTTGAGATGAGCGCTGGATTCGAGCCAGATTGGTCCTGAGCGCTTCGAAATTCTCGAAAGTCATATTGCCGTTGTCTGCCAATCTACCCAGCGTCGACATCACGGCCTTTGGCGCGTGATCGAACAGAAGATCATTGTGAAGCGCCTTAGTGGCATTGCCGAGAAGCGCATTCGCATCCACCGGAAAGGCGCCCCCAGCAGCATCCTTGAGAGCCTTATAGTTATCTGAAATCTGCGCATCGGCAGCCGCGCCCTTATCCTTATATGCCTGAATCAGCGTATCGCCATGCTCTACAGGATTGGTCGAAAAGACATCCGGCCCCGCGGATTCCCGTATCGCTCGCAAATTCTCTACCAGCGCACCATTCTGCTGATTGAAGGCTTGCGCAAGTTCAGTATGCTTACCGCGCATATTCTGTTCATTGGAGATGATCGAAGGATCTTGAGTCGCTTGCCCCTCGGTCAGATTCATCTTGACCGGCAATGAATCAGCCTCGATCCTTCGCGTCAGTATCTCAGGATTTACAGCGCCGCCGGTCTTTCGAGTCGTATCGATAACCGCTTTTTGCAGTTCAGGACTTATCTGCATAATATTGGCGGCCGTCGACGCAGCACCCATGGACTTACCGCTGGCTGCTGCATTAATCATGTTCTGCGCGGTCTCGGCGGCTGCCGTCGTTACCTCACTAGATGCTGGCGCGCCTTTCAGCCCTAGCGCCCCCATAATCGCCGTGGGAGCCGCCTTGATAGCTGTCGAAAGCGATGGTGGCGCCCCTAGATCCGCAGACTTATCAGCCAGTATGTCTGCGCCTTTCTGCGGCCAATTTAGCGGGTTGTATCCTGATTCGAGCGCGCCGGTAATAGTCTTCCCGCCTGCGGTGGTCGGCTGAAAGGTCTTCGCAGCTTCTTTGTTGACCTGACCCTCAGCCTCAGCGCCAGATCCGCCACCGGCCAAGGTAAGCAAGCCCTTGTAACCACCTAAGATGGTGTGCCCAACGCCGCTGATCATATGGCCCGCGGCCTCAGATACCGGATTCGAGCTATTCATCTCATCAAGCGCTTTTTGCACGCCGCTCTTGGTTTCAGGAAGAGCTGCGGCTTCGGTCTTTCGCGAGGGGTCGGCAACTACCGCTTGCGCGTAAGCAATGGGATCAAATGACGGCGGCGCTTGCTGTGCCTGCTGCTCAGAGTATGCCAGCGGATCGAAGTCATCGGCCATTACATGATGCCGAATTGTTTCAACGCAGCCGCGGAAGCCGCCACGTCTTTATGACTCAGGCCTTTTTCTTGCAGGTACTTTTCTGCTTCCTGCTTATCGCGCGACATCATGTATTCAACCGTCTCGATCGGATGGGGAATCTGCCGAAACGCGGTTTCATTTTGCAACTGCTGCTGCGGATCATTAGTTTTTGATTGCACGGCCGCCAGTCCTGATAAGACCTTCTCAGACGCCAAGGATTGACGCACGATCCCAAGCAGCGCTTTATTGTCGAGTTGCGTGTTCGGACTGCCATTGTGCGCAAGCTCGCGAGCTGCATCTGTACCGCCAAGGCCTGAAGCGGTCGCGCGGGACGCTTCGTATCTTGCGAGGTTCTTAGCGAGAGAATTCATGTCATCTGCACCCTGGGTGTCTATACCTAAGCTTGACATGGCGTTCTTAAGGTACTTCTTTTGCTCAAATCCAGTGCCCGTATCCGGTGATTGTCCAGACTCTAGTATCGCTTTCGCGCGGCTCAAAGCATCCTGCGCCTGCACGGTATTAGCGGCCTGCGCTTGGACCTGAGAAACACGCTGAGACACAGCTTCCGCCTGCCCACGCTGCCCCAAGGCCTGCGCGGCGTTCGGGTTGGCATTCTGCTGCGGCTGGCCAGGTTGTGCCCCTGGCGAGGCTGCTGTGGGTACTACAGAAGCGCCAGCACCACCGGGAGCCACGCGCACCAATTGGCCTGCGGCATTCGTGGTAACGGTCGGCGGCGTGACTTTCTGGATAGGCTGGCCGGCAGCCGTGAAAGCACCGCCCTGCAAAGGGGGTGATGTCGTACCGGGCTGTATCTGCGCGCCCGTGTCGACTTGGGCACCTTGAGGCGCAGCAATCCCGCCAGCGCCCACCACAGCCGGCGCACCAAGCGCCGATCGCGCCGCAGTCACATACCCATTGCGCCACGCTTCTTTGCCAGCGGGAATGACAAGACCAGAATCATCCTGCTTCTTCTGCAAATGATCGCCAATGCCTTGAACGGTATCGGCGATCTTCTTTACATTATCATAGGTCGGAGTGCCCTTCTTGGACTCTACATACGCATTGAACTGCTCTTTAGCGTCATCCTTACTTACGTTTGGATCAGCGGCTAGACCAGAAGCGACACCCACCACCTCATTGCGCAAGTCGCCCTGCAAACCGTTGGCCGCTTTGTTGAACTCGATCTTTGAGCGAGCGCCATTGAGTATCCCCTCATAGTGCTGCGCGCCCGTTGTCGGCATAGCGGCCATGATGGCCTTTTGCGCGCCAGGGGTAGGATTGCCGTCAGAATCCACAAGGCCATTGCCGACCGGATCACTCAATAGCTGCGCGCCAGCCATTTTCTCTTTCGCATTTTGCTGCGCTTCGGTGGCCTGTGCCGCGCGGGTGATGTTCTCAGATTGCTGCCCACGAATGGCTAGACCTTGCTGTCCAAGGCCCATGATCTTCGAGAGGGTTTGCAACCCCTGATTGGGATCCGGCGCATTGATACCTAGCGCAACAGATGGGTTAACGTCGGCCATCAGGTTCCGCCGCCATCAGTGGCGGGAACATAGGTCGCGCCATTACCGCCTGGATTGTACTTGGTGGTCGAGCCTTGGCTCAAAATCTGATTCAGCGCGTTCTGTCCATAGAACGCATTCGCACCGCTCTGTATGCCGCCACTGATCGCATTCGCGGCTCCAATCGTACCGGCAGCCTGACTTGCGCCAATGCTCGATTGCGTGTTGCCGATCGCGCCTGCGAAGCTGGAAGCTCCTGTGGAGGCGTTGGAGCCTGCAGTGCTACCCAAATTGGCAAGTCCGCTCAATCGACCGAAGATGTTGTTCTGTTGCGTGGTGTAGTTCTGGAATGCAGAATTGAAACTGTTGTTCGCAAAGTTCTGGTTGAAGCTTTGCAGGTCCTTCAACGCTGCGCCTGATTCCGCGCCTTGCGCATTGGAATCCATGTTCAAGGTGCCCTGCCCGCCCTGCTGTAGATTGAACCCGTACTGCGGCGTCAGAGTCTTGAAATCGTTCATGTCGAAGTTTTTGTTCAAACTTCCAAACGCACCACCAGAGCTCGAATCTGCAGTCATCCCAAGACCTTGGGTAAACTGTCCAGGGGTCCCCTCCCCTAGCAAATAATTAAGCTGCGACTGCGCGCCCTGCCCGCCTTGTACAAACGGTTGCTCATTACCCTGCACGGTATTGAACATCTGCTGCTGCTGGGCGAGCGCTTGACGTTCCGCAGCGACTTGCTGTGCAGATGCTTCAGATGCACCACCAGCACCGATAAGGCCGCCGATAAGGCCGGCCCCCGCAACGCCCACAGCAACCCAACTCACTGCGGCGCGCCGATTAGCTTGTTGTGAGAGTCGAACATTGCGGTTTTATCTTCCTCGATTAGTTCAGCCTCGATCTTGTCGAGGTCAGTTTCATCAGTTCTGTGCACCGTCAGACACAAGGAATCCTCATGCGCGTACACCGCACGCTTGGTTCCTGGTTTGCTTACAAATACGCGAGGGGCTTTCACCCGCTCTTTGTAGCCATCGCCGACAATGGTCACCTCACCTGACATGACCATATAGAAATGCTCGCGGCGATGTACCTTGCCTATGATTAGCGTATCGGCAGGCCTGTAGAGCATTCTGCAATACATGCCATCCGCGAATGCGTGTTCGGTCTTAAGCTCAGCCTGCGGCAGCTTCGCGGCAGCCGCTTGCAGCCTCTCGATTGAGGCCAATGTGGTAACCAGTTCGTTCATGTCGCCGCAACTTGCGCGGTGAGAACGCCATTAACGAATGTCATCGAGCCATTCGTGCCACCGCCGGTCAGCTTAGCCGTAGCGATGGTTGCTGAAATACCGGCTTGCGGCAGGGTGGCCCAGTAAAAATACCAGGTCTTATTGGTGACACCGTTGAGGGTTAAGGGAATCTCAAACTTAGGCAGCCCCTTTGGATCACTCATGAGGCTTCCGCATAGAGCGTTGCGCCGATGATGTCTCGCTGAGTGGGATCTGTGTAGTTCACTTCCCACACTCGGTCTCTGGCGCGTCCTAAGGCTCTGAAGATGGCGCGATTCTTAGTCTCACCAGCTTTGCCGATCGTTACCCAATGCTCATTGCTCCACGTAAATCCGCCATCATCCGACCAACGAAGCATCACTTGCGGGTTTGATCCTTGGCCCACTTGAAGCCCAACACCAGGGGTAAATTCAATCTGAAGCTGCGAGAAGAACATTCTCTCGCGCGTCGCTTTCAACCACAGATGGGGAGTACGCCGTACACATCGAAGTGGCGCCCCCGCATCAGTAAAGTACAAACGGGACATTTGGTGGAGCTGACCAGTTTGATAGTCACCAACGATTCTAACGTCGCCAAAGTCCATAAAGCAGTTCGAGCGGTGCCGGTGAAATAGTCCGGCATTGGGATCATAAGAGGCCCTTTGGTGCCAAAACTGGCTCGTAAAGTCGAACACCCACGTAACATCTGCGGTCGGAAAGGTCAGGACATAAAACAGATGCCCGTCTTCCTCGTATGCGTAACCGATCGCATCCGATACAACCGGGTACTGCGCAATGGCATGATCTATCGCATGGGTCGAGATGCGCTCCCAGGAATACTGAGAACTCACCACCACGATGTTTTCGCCCTGCTCGTTCTTGCCCAGCCAGCATAATTGCTGTCCAGCTCGAGCGATGGAGTGAACCGCGGCACAGCCTATCTGCGGGCCTACCCCAGGGATGCGAGAGAAGCTAAAGTTAGTGCCCCCTGAGTTGAACCACACCTCACTGGTTCGCTCTCCGATCAACCATGCTTCACGGTTGTTTTCCATCATCGTGATCAGATTGTCTGAACTTGAATCCTTCAGGGCATTGAATAACCCTGGAAAGAGAATCGAATACGGGGCGGGTCCGGTAGTTTGATAACCGCGCGTTCCACCTCGATTGACCCCCAGCCATCCCTCGATGAACCAGAGTCGTTGTGGATTTGCGGGCAGTCCTGGATCCGTGATCTGACCAAATACCGGAATGGTCAATGTCACCTGATCGGTAAAGCTGTTGCCAGTCGCCGGCGCACTCATCGTCATGGTCAGGCCGATGGTGTCGACCGATGAAACCTTGGTTCCGGCAGGAATCACCATGCCTGTATCGGATAGCGTCGGCGTAGAGGCTACTATCAAGCCATTGGGCAACGCACCTGGAAAGGTGATCGTGGGTGAGCCGATGCTCAAAGAACCTTGGAACGTGTTCGGGAAAGGAACACCGGACAGCAAGTAGTAATACCCAAAGGTGCCATCAACAATCAGTACATACCCGCCTAACCCGAGCGTCAGCACCCCGTTATCGCGCATCACCACCGGTCCTGAATTGGTCAGGAGCGTCCCGACTTGGGTGAGTGAATACTGCGGGATGCTCGTCTGTGTCGCCGGTACCGTGATGGTCATCAGGTACAGGAAGCTGCTTATGGCAACCAATGCTTGGTTACCGCCTGGGAGCGGCCAGGCGCCACGAACTTGTCCCACTACCCCTTGAGCCAATGGGTTTAGTCCCGGACAGCCTAGAAGCGCTAGCTGCTCTTTGGCGCGCGGATCAGGATCACGCTCGCAGTACCAGTTCAGAAGTCTCTGTGCGTTCTGCAGGATGTCGACGGCTTCATCGAACGGGCCGACGAAGCCAAAATCAGCACCCTGAAACACTTAAGTAAAGCCGCCAGTCTGTGCCCACGACGCGTCATTGGCATCGGTTCGCGCCAATGCAGTATCGAACTGCAGCACGCGCACAGGACTTGAGTTGGTTCCCTGAAGGAGCTTCTTAGCCTCCTTGGCTTGCGTGATCAGCAGCGGTGAGGGGGTCTTGCCATAGGTCGGCGCAAGTTCTAGCGCGAGCAGCTTTTTAAGTGCCCTAGTATAGCCCTGCGGCATCGAGTAGACACTGTTGATGCCAGCGAACTCGCTTAAAATGATGTCGCTGAAGATGTGCGCGACGTAGGATGAGCCGGGGGCTGGATACACGTATATCGTGCCTAAGGGAAAGGTGGGCTGGTAAGCGGCAATGTAGGGCCACGGCCCTTGCACATTCTTCAACAGTTCACGCTTATAGTTATCGAAGTCGGTGAAGGTGAAGCTGTAGTCGAGGTTTGAGAAACTTGAAGTGACCGCGCGCGAGAAGCCTGAGCGAAACCTAAGCGGCCGGCCCATCTTGATATTGCCTGGCGTCGTATAGGTGATTGGTTCTGGGTTTTGGGCAGGCGTATTGAGCGCAGGAGCGGACATCGTGACCGTGTTGGTGCCAATGGATAGCACCGTCGTCCCTGCCGGTATGGAGGCTCCTACGTCGGTCAAATCACCATTCACGATGAGGTTTGGAGGGACAATCACGCTGGTCAGAACCGCGGATCCACCTGTGACCGTAGCTACAAACGTTCCGCCGACCGGATTACCGACGCTGTATTGAAACTGCCCCGCTATCCAGGGGAAAAGCGTTTCTTGCTGGGTGTAAACGAAGGCATCATCATTCGACAGGGAGTCGAGCAGATCGTTGAGGGCATTCAAACCCGTAGTAGCATCCGGTGTTTGTAGCGGCTCACCGGGCGAATACGAATTGATGTTGAGCAATGCGCCAGTAATGATGTCGCCGGCAGTTGAGGCTGAAGCACCCATCAGCTATTCAGATTCGCAACATATTGCTGCGCCAGTGCGATACCAAGATGCCGATGGCCTAAGCTAACCGGGTGCACGTGATCGGTAAAGATGAAGGTGTCAGCATTGCCGACCCCGGTCAGAGCGCCCTGGAACCCAACGCCGGTAATCCAGCAATTACCCACCAGTTTGAACGTCGCGCCATTCGCTTGCGCGTTGATGCACTGATCGATCGTCGCAGTTGTGTTCGCAATCGATAATGTACGGAAGCGACTACCGTCTGCGAATTCGTACTGTGCGCCGGTCAGCAACGCAATATTCGTGTGCAGCGTAGTGGCCAGCGCTACGACTGACTGTGTGAGAGAGTGGGTGTTGTTAGCCTGCTGCGTCGCTCCCAGTGGAATATTAGACGACGCATTCAGCGGATATGTGGTCGGATCAATCCAGCGTACCAAAGGATCGTTTGCAGTCGCTTGAGCAAGTCCTGCCCGAGTTGCGACGTATCCAGTGCCATTCGGTGCGTTGTTCCCGAACTGATATCCAGACCCGATAGGGGTATAGGGGCCAAAGAAGGTAATGCGACACGTGGGCAGATTCTGATGGATCGCGGCAATCAGCGCGGATGCTGCCGCTGCAATGTCTGACGTCTTCTGGCCGTTGTCGTTTTGGAACCCAGCGATAATCACCTCATCTGGAGCGTACGGAAACACGTCGGTCGCAAGGCGCGCGATATATGCTTGGGATGCGGCGGTCAGCATCCCGGTTCCGCCGATCCCGGAGGGCCAGACATCATCCCAGCCTAAATACTCCGCAAACACCCCGACGAAACCTAAAGCCTGATGAGCCGCGCCCGTGGCGGCGGTGATTGAATCACCCAGTACGATAATGCGCGGTCCACGAATCTCCGCAGGCTCTAAGGTATCGGTGAGGCTGCCGGTGTACATTCCCCAAAAAGACATAGCCCCAAAGATATCGGAACACAGGATATCAATGCGCACCCCAGTTACAGCAGCTTGGAACGTGATGGACAGGTACGTCGTACTTCCGGTAGATCCGGTCGCCGTTGGTGTCAAGGATACGTACTGATCATTCACCTTCACCAGCATGGAGGTGTTCAAATCTTTGATCGCGAACACCAACACGGTTCCGCTGAATATGACGGAGAAGTCAACGATGTTGGAGCCACCCGCCGACAGGATGGAGTTATAGCCTACATATTGAAGGGCGGGGAACGCAGCACCCTGGATAACCGGGTTTCCCGCACGGGTAACCGTCCAGTTGGCGGTATTGATGGGTGCCGATAGACTCCCCGTGGTTAAGTTTGTGGCCCCATAGAACTGACCGGCCGCGGCCGGATTTGTGGTCGAAATGGCAAGCGTCGGAGGGGACGCCATCACCTGTTGGATGTTCTTGATTCCAGGCGCTATCAGCGTATGTTTCTTACGCGCTATCAAGTACCCTAAAACCCATTGCATTCCGTTGCTATAAACGGGACCTGCATCACTCGTATAGGTTTGCGTTCCAAAAGTGACGGATGATGCAGGGGGAAGATTTGCAAGCAGGGAAGTCGGCCCACTCAAAGAACTCTGAACATTCGCAGTCGAAGTGCTCGCGGGTCCTGAGTTGACATTGGGCATTACTGCATCACCGATGCGCCGATGGTTGCGGTGATTGGACCTGTGGTGACAACCGACTGTACGCGCCAAGTCCGCGGCAGAGGTGCGCTAAATGCCGATGCTGATGCGGTTATTCCAGGGTAAACAGTTAGCGTAGAGAAACCAGCGGCCGCAATTGCTGCGGAAGTACAGATGGTGTAGAACTGCCCGCTCGCGACATCCAATCCTTGGATATTCACCACATACGATCCAGCCGTATCCACCGTGGTATTAATCCCTAGTGTGACACCACGTCCCCAAGGATTGATAGACGAGGGTCCGTTGAAGGTCCCTGCACCTGCCGCCGTCAATGTCAGCAGTGGCGCAACCGTATCGGTTGACTCGCCCATTACTGGATACTCGTCATCGCCATACCGGCCATTGGCCGATTGACCTCAACCGCATACACACCTGCCCCGGGGGTCAGAGGGCCGGCGGTGCCATTTTGAAAGCTTACCCCTAGCGTATTGGCCGCCGTAACACGAGCCGCCACGATATCCACCAAATTTGTGACTGCAAAATTTGGCGTAACCGTCACCTGGTCTCCGACTTGCAACCCTTGAATGGTGAACGTCTGTTCAGCAGAGGTAATCGTGGCTACCGACACCGGGGTTAGGGTGGGCGTCAAAATAAATGAACTTTGGATATTTCCATAAGTAACAATCTGTGGGCCTAAAGGCATGGGGGACTCCTAAAATGAGGGGGCGTGTCAGTCCGCCCCCAAGGGGTTACGAGAGGTCGTATCCGTATACGAAGACATCAACGGTTGCATTCGCCAGCGCCGTACCGACGTTCAGGAACAGATTCACTGCCGTGAAAGCTAGGACGACGTTTGCAGAGGCAATCGCAATGGCTGAGCCAGCCACGCTGTTCGCAGCCAGGGCCGCTTGTGTCTTGATCGCCGTACCACCGCTTGCAGCGGCAGTAAAGATACCGATCGATGCGCTGGCAATGCTGCCAGGAACACCGGACACCTGCCCATTCGCGGTAAGCACCGTGGCACCCACCCAGCTAGAGGCATTGATGATCGGCATCAATGCGACATCGCCAGTACCAGACAGTGATACGCCACGAGCCACGGTCAGCAACCTAAGTGCGTTGGCACCTTGCGGGGGAACAGTCGGCCCCAACGTATTAACGGGCGTCAAGACGTTGAGGGTTGAAGGGGTCGAGGTGATAGCCGGACCCAGGTTTACGTTAGCCATGATTAACCTGCCACTCGCAGCGCCAAGCTGCGATAGAGTGAGGCGGGACCGTACAACACATCAGCACGAGTCGGTTCCGAATCGTTGTTGATCGTGTACTGAGTCACGCAGCGGATGGACATCCCGATATCCTCATCATCGTAGGCACGCGCTGCATATTCGACACCGCGGGGCAGTGGCAAATCAGCAAACGCAAGTGCGAACGCATATTTGTGGAACACGAGAGATTGCGGCGAGACAAGACCTGCAGAACCCACGCCACCGTTGACCGTGATCGCAGCACCCGAAACAGGCGCAGCAGTGACGTTCTGGAACTGCCCACCAGAGATGCAAGCATCGCCAATGGTCAAGGTCAGTGTGCCCGTACCGCTCGATACGAGCTGACCCGTGATCGGATTGAACGTACCAGCAGCCAATGCCGCTGCACCATAAGTCAATCCAGGGTTCGCCGCGCCATTGGGAGGCGTGACAAATCCACCGGGAGGCAATACGACGAACTGGCGCAAAGTCTTGCCGTACTGCAAGCGATTCTGCGGATTGACCGGGAAGACGCCAGCGAACTGGATGATGTCGCCCACGTTAATAACCGCGGTCGATGCAGTCCAACCCTGAGTACTCACCGTGCCTTGCTGCGCCCAACCGGTAGTCAGGAAGGCAGTGCCGGCAATCGGAGTGGTCAGAACCGGTGTTCCGCCTTGCGCGCCGCAAGTGAAGACCGGGATGTTCTGATCTTCCCACCAATCAAGGCCTGCGAACTCGCGCGCGATCATACCGGCTTCGATGTACTCGCCGATCTTCGCTTGCGGGTTGAACAAGCCCTGGACCGTGGCCACCATGGATGACATGGAGATAGGATCCAGAACCGCGTTCTTCTCACCTTCTCGCGGGCAGGATTCAGCCGCCAGAATCGCGCGCGCATCGGTGAAGAGCTTGAGTGAGTTAGGGCTGGTACCGAAAGTACCCAAAGTCGCAGCCGTATTGAGATACGCGAACTGCGCAGTGTCAGAGTCAACCCGGTTCGCAACAGGTGCGATCTGAGGCTTCAATACCCGTTCCGCGAACATATCCATCGCCAGCGCAAGATCCTGCGTGGTGAATTGGACATCGACGTGGAACTGGTAATTGAGGGCCACCTGGCAGAACGTCTCATTGGTGTCTTCGACGTTCAGAGGCGGACCATAGGTGCCCTTGTAGCGGGGCGGACGACGAATCGACACATCGTTGCCAACTTTGGCGCCGGTCTGTGCAAACTCGTTTGAGTACTCGCGAGTGACGCGATTTGCGATCACAAGCTCGTTCTCGAGCACAACCAACGCTTTGTTGGTGATGTAGCTCATATCGAGCAGGGTATTAGCCACGGGAAAAGTCTCCTAAAGGGTTTGTTTAGGAGCGCCTCTTACCTATCTACGCTTGCGTGAGACCTCTTTCTCTCGCGTGTACGCAAGCAATTCTTTAGGACTCATTTTCGCCGGGTCTGAATTGACCCCAGGCGATCCTGTGCCCTTCCAAGGTGTGATAGGCGGAGGAGCTCCACCAGAAGGCTTTGGGATTTCAACCACGGCCGGCTTCGGCTCTTCGGGTTTCTTCTCCCACTGCACTTCTAATTTGCCGATCTCAGCAATGGCCTTGATCGGTGGAAGTTTGAAAATACGAGCAGTGACTTCCGGATTCTTCGCAAAGAAATAGCCAAGATCGCCGCCAAAGTCGGATTCGACCATGTAGTTCTGGATGTACGGAGGGACCTGTACATCTGCAGCACCGACTATTTCTTTGAAGTCCGGATATTTTTCCCGTGCGCGCTCAAGTTTTGCCTCGAAGGCTTTGATCTTGAGTGCTTGATCGGCCTGCACACGTTCGGCCTCTTGCTGCTGTTTGAATTGCGCAAGTACATATTTATCCCGAGCTGCCTCGTATAGCTTCAACTGAAACTCACCCTTGTCATTGCGAAACTTCGGATCGTTCTCATCCGGTGCTTGCAATTCATTCCCGGCCTCTGCCTTTGTGGCATTGGTCCGTAACTGACCCAACTCATACTCAAGTGCTTTGGCGCTCTCTTCAGCGGCCAATGCACGTTGATACTGTGACTTGGAGAAATTCTCCGTGTCTTCCAATTCGCCTTTTAGCTTGTCCGCCAAGGCCTGAGCCTGCTTCATCTCGCGATGCTTGGTCTCAATGCGCTTGCGGGTGCGCTCGGTAAATTCCTCATCCCCGGCCTCTAGGCCGGTATCTTCTTTGCCCTCATCGGGTTTCATGTCCAAAGCAGTCTTGGCTTCCGTTTCTTTGATCAGTTCTTTGACCTCAGGGGGCTTTTCAATGACCTTTGGCTCTGGTCTTTTTGAGCCACCATCGATCGTTTGATGCTTACCCGTCTGAACGAACTCATCGAAACCCTTACCTGTAACTACTTTCGGCATGACATATCCTCGCCGTTAGGCGCTTGATCCCTGGCATCCGGCCAGTACGGTTTAAACTGTTTCTTTTTCCGCGGACTCAGCCGCTTTCAAGGCATCAGCCGCAGCCGCTTTGTTGTGCGCTGCCTCGACATGCGTATTCAGCAGCTGGGCGCCGGCGCGAATCTCAGCCACGTTGTGAGCAGTAACTGCCTTAACATGCGTGTCCTCGCGCTTGGTGGCGTTATCAGCGTCCGTATCGCGCTCTGCCCTCTGGTCGCGTAAGTGCTCCACAGCCATCTTGGTGGCTTCCTGCGTATGGGTCTTAGTCAACCCATACTTCAAGTCTGCTTCTAGCTGCGTAATTTTCTGGTTGGCCTGATTAAGTTGCCCCATGAAGCTTTGCACAATGTTCTGTGCCTGCTTGGGCAACTGATCCATGACCTTCTTCATGGCATCCGGCGTCTTTGGCATCAACCGATCGGCCAAAGCATCAGCCCCTGTCCAGTCCATAGAACGAAGCACGATGTCGCCACCGACCTTCGCTATTTCCTCACCCAATGGGGTAGCCAGCATGGCGATCATCGATTCAGCGCCTTCCTGGCGCTTGGTGTCATAGCCTGGGCCTGTATCCATGACCACATCAAACTTACCCACGGTCAGATCGTTCTTGACAGAAGTGACTGCCGGATCTGTCGCGCTCTGCTGTGGCGTGTTGATGGCTTCCATGGTGGGAACGCCATCCTCACCAATGATCCGCTGCATCCGCTGCGTCGAGTAATAGTGCGGGATCAATTGAAGCAGGATCCGACCGATCTGCGCGATGAAGCGCGTCTGATTGTCGTAGTACTGGTAGTGGCCGATGTCCGAGAGTGCTTGCCGGCGCTGTAAAGCCACGCCTGAGACCACTTGGGAGGGATTATCCTTACCCGGGTCGTGCGGCATACCCGCCACCGACATCAAATCTTGTTGGGCTGATTGGGCCGCTTGCACAAACCCTGCCGGGACCTCGATCGCTTGCTGTCTTTCAGGCTTACCAACCGGCGCAAATGAGCCGTCAGGCTGCTCGATCGTGACGACTTCGTACTCAAGCGCTGAGTAAGGCGTCTGATTGGCATCCGCCCACTCAGGATGGCCCGCCATAAACCCGGCTGGTCCGACCCATGGGGCTTTGGAGCTTAATGCAAGCTGCTCTGTCTCCGAGGTGCGCCAGTAGTTGAACATGCGCGCAGGATCCATTAGATCCTCAATCATGCCCTTACGCCTTACCTCACCATTGATGTCGAGGACGTTGCCCTCGCACCTGATGACTGGAATCCATTCATCTGGCAGCGGATTATCATCAACCGACCGTCTGTCTACGATCTTCGAGCCGTTGACCTTGAACCACTCGATGGTCTTTTTGAAAGATTGGCGCCGGCCGGTCTCAGTTACACCCAGCTTGGCAATCAAAGCCTGAATGGCTGGCTTCTTCAAATCACTCGCGTACTCAGCAGAGCCATCCGAGAACTGCACAAGAATGTCATTTCGACGTGTGACCCGGTAATACTCAGCTAGGCGAATCTCGGTCTTCGTCTCCCACATCGACTGAAAGTCACCAACCCCGGTTTTAACGAACTCGGTCATCTTCTCCTCTGGATACTGGCGCTTAAACTCGGTGCGCTTCATCTTCTCCGTAATGATCACCCACTCAGCATCCTCACCGGCAGGCATGACAGACGCCGGGTCCATGTACGTCGTGAACGTATTGCGGATGGGGACGATGCATAGCTCTTGATCGAAGCTTTTAGGGTCAATGAACTCACTTTTTACCCTGGCGTATCCCCAACCGATATCAACCGCCGAAGCCCCCGCCGTGTCGTAGGCAACTCCCGCATTGGAACGGGTCTCGATGTGGCGTATCAGCCCTGAAACGACATTGGCCTTATCGATATCCGCGCCATCACCCACCGGGTGGACTTTGATGCGCGGTCTTTCCTGGCGCATGTTGTTTACCACCCGCATGCGAAAGGTGCGCGTATGGTTGATCGTCAAGCTTGGGCGTCTGGCAATCTTGCGCTTGTTGTACAGATCATCTGGCCATTGATGGCCATCCAGGAACTCCAACGCCTCTAACGCCTTAGTTCGGTTATTGCCCTCAGCCTCGATCGCGGTCTTGAGGCGCGAGGCTAATTCAGACCAAATGTCTTCGTCCGACACAGCTAAGTTGTCGGATTCCAACGGCGTCGTAGGCATTTAGAAGCGCAGGTAAGCTGAAATATTATTTCTCTCAGGCCCGGCAGGAATGGAATAAAATTCCACTAATTGCCCATCCAGTCATTACCACGCGCGCCGAATACAGACTTAGCTCTAGGTACATGCTTCTCAGTCTTCTTGGTCTGCACCGTGGCGTGACGCTTCATCATGATTCCATAGCGAGTGGCTGACATCAGATCATCGTTTAACTTCACAATCAGCCCCTCCTTGCGGTGGTAGATATTGAATTCCTCGAACCATTGGGCAAGGTGCGCGAAGACTTGGAGACGCCCGGTCTGCATCCGGTCCAACATCTCAGCTATTCCAGCTTCGAGCCCATTCGTGCCATCTTCGAAAGTGGCGCGCACCTTTAAGAGATTCAAACCCTGAGCGCGGTACTGAGCCGCCAGCTGCTCACCAGAGCCCTTATCGTGCTGCAGGCCATCGTGCGGCCAGGCGAAAGGTATCCATGCCCCCCAAGGCTTTACCGAGGCTGCAAACAATACCGGCGTCTGCTCGCGTGCCCGATGAATCGCAGTCACATACACAATGTCGTTATCGCGATCCCAGGCAAGCCTTACCGCGGCCGATGGATGGTCCCAGCCGAAGTCCAAGCCACCGATCTGTGGCCAATGCTCAGGGATTGGGAACGCATCGCAAGTAATGTCGTCTTGATTGACTGGAAACACGCGTCCGCTCCCTAGCTGTGGAATGCCCTTGGTTCTGGCATCTCGCTCAAATGCCGGGTAGCTCGAGATAATCGCCTTGCGCTGAGCATCAGTGTAATGCTCCACATCGGCTATCGTCATCATGGTCAAATGGGTGTCATCGCGCTTTTCAAGATAGAAGCGCTTCACCACATTCGATACGCCTAAAAGCGGCGTTAGGGTCGTATAGACCGGGCCTACAACCGCATTGGTCCTGGTCAGCCCTTCAAAGTAAATGTCCTCAGGGGGCTCCTCATCGAACCACACCCCATCCACCGTATCGGCCTGCCATTTGGTGCGGCCCTGATCATAGGTGCTGAGCTGTATCGATGAGATATCGCCACAGATGTGCCTGACAATGATTGAGGCCACCGCATCAGGTACGCCCTGCCGGCGCGACCAATCGACAATGTTTGATTTGGGGATTGCCCCCGTGCCCCACTGCGCTTCATTCTCAGGAGGGCCAAGGAGTAGTCGCTGCACGCCTTTGCGCGTGAGCTCGGCTGATTCAGATCCAGCCAACCACCTCACCGCCTTCTCGAATCTCTTACCCTGCCACCATTCAGGGTAGATCCCGGTGAGGTGCATTGCGGTCTCATTGGCGGCCGCTAGAGTCTTACCTAACTGGTTGCCGGCCATCAGCATGCGTTCTCGAAACGCTATGCCGGCTGAATGAAACTCCAGCTGCTTGGCATAAGGCCGATAGTCAATTAAGCGATTTTGGCTCGCTCGCCTGTTCCGCTCCTTCTCCATTGCCGCCAGTAAGGCGTGCTCGGAGCAGGGCAATTCCAGCGGTAAGCTCTGCATCGGTCAAATCTTCCATGGGAGTCGATTGTTCGAACTGTTTGGGCATCAGAGCCACAATGGCTTTGACGTAGCCCATAGGGTCTTTCTCGCGCGCATCCTTAATCGCTTTCTTGCCGTGAGTATCGAAGTCATCGGCCAAAGCGTTCAGGAAGGAGCCCTGTATGCGATTACGGGCAGCCTTTGGCTTACCACCAGGATTTCCCGACTCGCCCGGCTTCCAGGCTGGAGCGGTCTTAAGCGTCGCTGGGTTTGACATCAGTTGAATCTGACTTGATTGCTGCGGCGCGCTCATCATGGGCCTGCTGTGTCCCAACGAGAATACCTTCAATGATTCTGTAAACTCTACCAGGCGGCAGGTTTTGACCTTGCTCGTGGCTAGTTACCCAAGTCTCTTTGGTGATAGCTGCCATTACTGAACCGTATCCACGTCCCGCTCAGCCGTAACAATGATGCTCACAGTGAAGCGTTGGCCGGATCCAGTTCCACCACGCAATGCGCGGTCTTTCTTGAGCGGCAGCATCAACTTATCGATCAGGGGATTGATGACCTTGGATACAAGCTGGTTGCGCGCGTTTAACATGCCAAAGTCCACGCCCTTGCATTGGACGGCGTAGTTTAGGCGTTCGGTCTCAGGAGTCTCTTCAGAGAGTTGTGCGTTAGCTTCCATTGGAGGCTGGGTTTGCACTGGGCCATACCTTGAATTGTGATTCGTATTGAGGACGCGGCAGATTTCCATTCGAGAACGCATCGTTCATGGCTGCGACTTGCTTCTCCAAGATCGCTACGCGGGCATTGGAGCCTTCAGCAGGGCGAACCTCAAGAGAGCCGAGGCGCACCAGAATTTCGCCTACAAGCTTCTCTAATGCGGCTAGGCGAGGTGGAATATCGGAATGACCTTTAGGCATTAGGTTTCAATCCCCGTTACATCGCGCTCCGAACAAACGACATGCGTCACATTTCCCCATCGGAAGGTTTGGAAGAGATACCCATCGATGCCAAGTCCGCCAATTTGTACGATGTCCCCGACCTTGACATCGCAGGGACGAAAGGACATTGAACTCCAAGACTTCGTGCGCTTACCCTTAGGGCCGTTGTACCGGGTCGGGTAGATACCGCGACCAATTGCTTTGACTTTGCCCCGAAGTGGTCGCCCCGCGTACACAACTTCGATGGTGTCGCTGAAAGGCCAGGGTAGCGGCTCAAGGATGATTTGATCCCTGAGCGGGCGGATCTTGGCTTTGGCAGACACAGAATCGAACGACTCATTGCCAATCCTCGTACCTGATTGAATCGTCTGAGCGTTCATTTGCGCACACGTTTCGCTTCTTTGAGTGCATCACTGGCGCTTTTGAAGCGCTTAGATAGCTTCACAAACCTGGCCATGAATTCGTTCAACGGCACAGCCTTAGATTTGGCTTCGCTCAGATACGCCATTACTTGCTGTCGGGTGAGCGAACCTTGGATTTGTCCGGGTGAGCGTGAACCTTGAAGCGGATCCCGTCAGAGTTTGACGAGCCCACATGCTCCATCGAACTGACCGATCCTTTGCCAGCACCGCCGCTAGCCTTCGCTTCGCCTTTCATGCTGGCTTTGTTCGAGCCACGCATCGGGTATTTCTCTGACATGTGAACTCCTAAGTGTACAAACGCAAAACCCAGCGCGGCGGCTGGGCTTCAAGGGTGACTATCTCACAATGCGCTGAACTGTACTAAATTCGGGGTAGGAATTTGCCTACACTTTTGGCTATTTTGTTCGGAAATGTAATTTAGTGACATGGATATCCTTTTGTGAACCTCGTCTACCCAGTCGTAATAGGCTGTTCGCGACAGAGAATATCGCGCCATGGTGATCTTTCCCTTCTCGCGCACAATGTAAATCACGAATAATATTTCCCTGTCACGCTCGCCCAAGCGCTTAATTGCATTGTTGAGTTGCAGCGCTTCCTCTCCAAGGCATTCAGGGTGGTGCTGCACGAACCTGCCAACAGAAGCTCCAAGCGCGCCCTCCTCGATCATTCTTGCCAAAGTTGTACGCGATGGCCAGCCATCCTGGCCGATGTACAGGTAGCGCATCTGATAGCCCCATTCCCGGCAGCGAGCGTGTATCCAGTCGATCATGCAACGCTCCTAAAAAACCACACGATCGCGCATACCCCAATCAATCCCAATCCCGCCAAAACACAAAAGCCGAGGCGTATCTGGTCTTTGTGGCGCTGAGAGTACAAAGGCACGCGAGGGTTGGGGATGAAGTTATTTTTCATTCGGCTCAGCTCCGTTGAGTAATGGCGGTGATGGCTTCTTGCGGCGTCTTCACGATCGCCACACCGGTTATTGCCAGGAACTGTTTCTGCTTTTCCTGATCCTTGCGATTTCGCGCATTCGAGGTGTCTGACTTGACCTCGAGCGGCGTCCAGCGGCCGGCGTAGAGCGTCAATAGGTCACAGGGCTTGCCGATCACCCACACCATGATCCCAGCCTTGCGTAGGGCCTCCACGATCGGCTCCTGGGCTATATCTGGGCGGGAGTGGCGGCGGGTGAAGCTCATAGCTTCCGGTCCTGAAAGTACGGAATAAGGCCGAAGCCAAAAAACTTGCAGCGAAACCCCCCCCACCACATAAAGCACAGCCACAGTCGGCCAGGTCGCATCTCATCCCAATTGATCGCGTAATACACGCCAGTCCAAGGCATCGGAATGCGGAACTTCCCCAATGGCTTCGGATAGCTCACTTGACTCTCCGTTTCCACAATCGCGGATCCAGCCCGCGCTTTTTCGGCTCAAGCTTCTCTGCCGCTATGGCTTCCTCAACGCGAATTCGCACACGATCATCGACACAGGGTCGACAAAGGCAGGTGAAGCGGTGGGGATTGCTTAAGGTGGTCATGCGGTTTCTCGATTGCGCTGAAATTCAAGCTGCGCATCGAGCCAGCCAACGTCCTGCGATTTGTCCGGTATCCGCCCCATCGCACGATCGAATCGCGTTCGCATCTCAGCTTCCGTCGCATCGCTGTCGCCGTCCGCTTCAAGCAGCTCGAAGAATTCCACCAGCGAAAGGCATTCCGCCCGCCTCGCCTCTAGGTTGATGTCGCCAGGAAACTTATCCTTGATCCTGCGATTGGTCAGGTACTGCAGAAACATGGCATTCACCCAGCCCAGCCACTTGCGGTCCGCCGGCGGCAGTTCGTGATTTTTCTTGGGCGCGGTCTGCGCCGTGGCCTGGATCGCCTCCATGATCTCTACCGGCTTCGGAAAATGCCGGTTGTATTTGATGCAGTACTTGGCAGCTTCCTGAAACTGTTCGACAAACACGCCCTTGAGCGCATCCCAGTAAATGTCAGTGAGGGGCTGCGAGAGTTCTTTTCCGAATGTCACGCTCAGGGCTGCCATCGTCGCTTGAAACTTGCTCAAATCCTGTTGGCGCATTGCGAAACTCCGATGGGACAAAATCCTTTAGGACAGCCACGTTGTGCTGCGTTAATTTGCTGCTGAGCTCTGGCGGTTCCCTGGAAAATCTCAAGCCAGCGTCGATGTGATCCGAATCCCTGAGCAGCAAATCGATGCCGTCATAAACCGTGTTTCGGTCATTCAGGCCGCAATGGTGCCGAGAGTTGAGGTACCCGCTGATCGCCTCGCAGAGGTCTGCAACGGAGTACCCCTTGAGGGCCCTCTTGATCGTTGCGCTACGCTTGAGGTCGAGCGCAGATCGGGGATGCTTCCAAGTTGATTTCCAATGTTCGAAGACTTGATCAACTGGGTCTAGCTTGCTCGACATGTCTTTATCTTCTCTCCTCTCATCTTCTCTTCTCTCCTCTCCTCTACTCTCATCTTCTCTGGCATAGCGCTGTGCTAGCGCTGTGCTAGCGCTGTGCTCCAAACATTGAATTTCAAGGAAATTTTCATCAGACAAGTGCTTAAGTGCTTTTTTGAACTGCGGCTCGCTAAAATCGAGTGAGGCCACCTTTTTGATCAGGTCGAAGTGATTAGGGATAGAGTTTTTATAGCGTGCCGCTAGCAGCGTGATGGCAATCTGGAGCAACCTAGAGATGTCGGTACCGAGCACCCATGCTTCGGTTGTGAGGACATCCCGGTACAGTTTTATCCATGTCGGATCGCGGTCCGAATAGTGCTGGAATTTTTCCCAGTTCTTGATAGAGATCGTGCTCATTTCCTACCGCAGCATTGGGTTTGCACTGACAGCGCACAGACGACTTGACGCGCTACGGTCGAATTGGGGCAATATCGCTGGCGCGTAGCAAAAGTTAAATTGATCATCCGCAACAGCCCATGCGCGGATCGCAGCCGAGAGAACCGCGCCGATGTGGAAACCACCAGCCGGCGCAAAGGCATTTCTGCTTTCTGTTGCGCCTCTTGCGATTCAGTTGTCCGCGCGTGAGGGGGGGGGCAGGCGCGGATTACAGGCATGCAGTCATACCAGCGGGTAGCGAACAGACTCAAGCCGCAGCCGATGAGTCAGAAAATTATGCAGCCTCTCGATGCGGTTTATGCCTGGATCCGGAATATCTCCTGCTTTGAGCTTCTTTAGCCATTCATAGCCAAGACCTGACATATTCGATATCTCGGTGAGAGACAGTCCGCAATTGCCGAGCAGATCCATCGTTTTTTCGAGCATTGTGAGGCTTGCGGCTTGTTCCATTGGCGCATCTTAGGTAACACTTTACCGAGATGCAATCCCTGGGCTGTAGAAAATGACCCCTCAAGCGGCAACTCTTTTCCGCAGAGAGGTAATATCTTCCTTGTTCGTCATGAACGAACAGCTGAAAATATTTGGCCGCAATGTGGACACCCACATGAAGGACAGAGGCATGTCGACGGCGGTTCTGGCAAAGAAGGCAGGCGTTGCCACCAAAACCCTCAATAACGTCCTCAATGGCCGCCACGCGACCCAGTCTGACGTCCTGACTAAGATCGCCGAAGCTCTCGAGATAGAGGTCTGGCAGCTCTGGCTACCAGAATTCCCCGCCGATGCTGCCCATGACGATACTTTCCCCCGCCTGGTGGAGACGGCAGCCAAATTAACCCGGAGCGCACGTAAAGCAGTCGCCCGGGTGGCCGACCTTGAATTCCAGGCTGGCCGATCCCCAATAATTTGACGTAATAACTTCGGTCGGAAACACTCTTACCCCTACGCGGTAAAGTTTTACTTGCATTGCTCGATTGGTGACGGTAAAGTCTTACCTAAGCCACAGGGAGCGAGCAAATGTCCATCCGCAAATTAGGTAAGTACTGGGTCGTCTACGTATCAGGCGCGCCGGTAATGTCTTTCGATTCTTTGGCGCGGGCTTTGGCGTTCATCGAATGAAGATGAAGTGGGCTAAGACCGCCGCATCTCTGGGCATTACGTCGAGCGCTCTACGCACTCGCATCTCTAATGGCTGGACCCTAGAGAGGGCTTTGACCACGAAGAAGTGTATTGACTTCCAAACAAAGCATGGTCACGCAGCCAATGGCAGAACGACTGGCGCATATCAGGCTTGGGTATCCATGCGGGATCGATGTAATCGAAAGACCAGTAAATTTTACCTTAATTACGGAGGCCGCGGCATCTCGATCTGCGAGCGTTGGAGTGATTTCAATAACTTTCTCGCCGATATGGGCGATCGTCCCCATGGGTTATCCCTAGATCGCGTCGACAACAGTGGTAATTACGAGCCTTCAAATTGTCGCTGGGCGACTTGCCGAGAGCAATGCAACAACAGGCGCTCGAATAAGTTACTGACCGTCGGATCTAGAACGATGTCGGTCATGGAATGGTCCCGGGAAGTCGGCCTTTGCGACAACACAATCCACTTCCGCCTTGCAAAAGGCTACAGCGCAGAACGCGCAGTAATGACTCCCAGTCTGCGCCCACGGAGAAAACTATCATGACGCCGCACACAGCAATCGAAGTCATCGAAGGCGAAGACGAATCCACAGACGAGGATGCGCGTATCGAGTACGACGCAGACCTGCAGCGCGACGATGCGATGCTCGATCAGGCTCGCGTGCGGATGGATGCTCACTGGCTCGATCGCGTGATGTCGTCATGAACGCTTTCGCTGACAACCTCGCCTCAATGGTGAGATCCCTCACCGAAGAGAACGCGAAGATCTTCAAAGCCGGTCACGACGCTGGGTACGCACTTGGCTATAGAGAAGCGATGGCCGAAGCGCGAAAGATCGTTGCCGAAACAGCGGTCAAGAACGGCCTGCAGGCGCTGGGCAAATGAACGCACTTCAATTCGAGATATGGTTCACCGCTATGTGCGCGATAGCTGCTAGCGCATTCCTCGCGTGGGCCATTTGGCAGATTTTTTGGATTGCCTACGATCACACGCTTGAGCAGCTAACCCGTAAGCGTAACCAACAGGGAACACAGCGATGAAATTTGAGATCAAGTGCCAATACGACGCGCATGTCATTTTCTCACTCGAAACTGACTCTCTCAAACTGTGCGTCGAGGCGTCCGTAAAAAGCGGTGCGGACCTGCGCGGTGCGGACCTGCGCGGTGCGGACCTGCGCGGTGCGGACCTGCGCGGTGCGAACCTGTACGGTGCGAACCTGCACGGTGCGAACCTGCACGGTGCGAACCTGTACGGTGCGGACCTGCGCGGTGCGAACCTGCGCGGTGCGAACCTGTACGGTGCGGACCTGCGCGGTGCGAACCTGCGCGGTGCGAACCTGGGCGATAAGAGATTGGTTGGCGATCGTCCGCTATTGCAGCTCGGTCCTTTGGGCTCGCGCGCCGACACGCTGATGGCGTGGCTCACCGATAAAGGTGTGTACGTCAAAGCAGGCTGCTTTGAGGGCACGCTGGATGAGTTCCGCGCAGCCGTCAAAGACACCCACGGTCCTATCGGCCTGCACTTCGAGGAATACGAACTAGCCGCGCAGATGATCGAGCTGCACGCGAAGCTGTGGACGCCCGCGGTCGCAAAGGAGCAAGCGGCATGACCGATATGGAAAAGCTACTAGAAGCTTCCATCACCATCGCCGCGCTCAAAGCTGACAACGCGCGCAAAGATGCGCAGATCGCCGCTTTGCAGGCGCAATTGCAGCGCTCCAAGCTGCCGTTCAAGCGCGATCTGGTACCGGCGATACATCGCAGGTGCGCGGAATGATTGCTCACTGCGACAAATGCGGTAAGCAAGTCTTTACCGCCATAGACCCGGAAAGCCTAGACACAGACTACGACGAAGTGGTGTGCAAATCGTGCCGCGATAAGCACGATGAGGCTGCGTATGACAGGCAGCAACAACGACTGATGGAGGATGGCCCACCGGATACGAGTAAGGCCGACCAGGAGCTTAGAGACGCCGGGCGTGGGCACCTAGTTCGATGAGCGACGATTCCGAATGGTACCAACTTGAATTAGAGGAGAGACGACGTGCTGACGAGCGACACAATCAACGAATTGACGACCGCCTTAGCGAAGGCGCAGGGCGAGATTACCGGCGCCTTGAAAGAATCGGCAAACCCGTTTTTCAAAAGCAAGTACGCGGATCTCGCGAGCTGTTGGGACGCATGCCGGGGTCCGCTATCGAAGAACAGCCTAGCGGTATTCCAGGCAGCGGAGACGACGGAGCATGGTCTAGTGTTGACGACTACTCTGGCTCATGGCTCGGGCCAATGGATGCGTTCGACCTTGGGCGTGAACCCTAAAGACGACACGCCGCAAGCGATGGGATCAGCCCTGACCTATGCGCGCCGGTATGCGTTGACCGCGATAGTCGGGATTGCCCAGGTCGATGATGATGGTAACGCCGCGAGCGGCCGGCCGACTACGGTAAGCGAGATCCACAGCCCGAAGGGCGATATGGGTAAGCAGGTCCCGCACGATGTGGCTTTTACCAATGCAGCGGCCATGCGGGACCTGCTGAACGCTGACTTTGAGGAGCACATAAAGAGCCTCAAGATCCTCGATAAGCACGACGTGCTGAACCGTGATCCTGACCTCTACATCGCCGCCAGTGACCAGCTTACGGCGAAAGAGCGCTCTGCCTGGAAAACCTACGTCTCGCTCGCCAAGTCGGCGCAGAAGGCCGATGCGTCGGTTGCAAACGCGAAGCGCAACTTCTGATGGCTGAAATGCTTATCACGACGGAGCGGCTAGAGGACGCCCTCGCAAAACTCGCCAAGACTGACGGCGAGGTAGCCGACCTGCACGCGGAAGTGGAGCGCGCCGAGTACCGCGCGAAGGCCGTCAAGGATGCGGTGTTTCTGCGCAGTGAGGGTTCGGTAGCAGAACGCAACGCCATCTCAGGCACGCATCTTGAGTACGCCGCTGCGATGGAAAAATACTTCGCGGCGCTTGCCAAGCACGAGACGATGAAGAACGAGCGCTCGCGCGAAGTGCTGATCGTGGATGTCTGGCGCTCGATGTCGAGTGCGAGAACGAAGGGGTTGGTAACTTGATCCGCACCGGCCAATCCCGCGATCAGAGGCGCTATGACGCATTACGCAATCTCGGTTGCATTGCCTGCCATTTGGATGGCTATTTAGGCGTGCCTCCTGACATGCACCACCTAGTCGATAAAGGTTATAGGAAGCACTCAGGCGGCAATCAAGCGACGCTGCCTCTGTGTCCTTGGCATCACCGCGGCGAGCCGCCAACGGACTTCACCGTGGCTTATATGCACTCCACTCGCGGCCCCTCCATGCACTGGCATGGCAAAGAATTCACGCATCGATACGGCAGTCAGCGGGCGTTGCTTGCGCTGGTAAACGAGAAAATAAAATGCTAGAGCCCAAGCCAGTCTGGACGCCAATCACCGATCCGCAAAGGGAACAGCAGATCATTGTGCGCGGCAAGTGGAGAGAACATTTGCCCACTTGGGAGCGCCACAGCGGCGTCGTGTGGGTACTGAAAGCGCAGTCCATTGGGAAAACCAGGTGTCAAAAGTGAATAACGTCCCCCTGTCGGTCGTCAATTGGCTCACAAGCGGGGAACGCGGAATAAGCAGCAGAACGATTGTCTGTCACATCTGGGGATTGCCAGCCGATAGCTTTGGCGATTCGCATCCGCACGACCCGGACGACCTGAAGCGCTGCCTTAAGCTGCTTGCTGCGTCCCCTGAGACGAAGGCACGGTTTAGCGAGATGCAAACATTAAGTCCTGAATGGGCGGCGCTTGTGCGCCTTTGGGATGCGCTAGAAACGTTGTTCATCAGCGAGGCCGGCGACATCGAATGGTCTAGTCGCAAGCCTGCGTTCAAAACGTATGCCGCGATGAAGGCATGTTTTCAGTCTGCAAAGGCAGTAGCCAAATGAAAAATGACGCCTCAAAACACGCGTGCTTCGTCAAGGCCAATAAAGTGCTGGCGAAAGACAACACGACGATCAACTTCGCCTATTCACTGACCGACATGGGAGTAACGCCGATCATCGATACGTGCAAGTTGGACGATTCAAAGCGCGGCAAGCCGAAGCGACTGATGGCGTCGCACTGCCCGTTCTGTGGCTCGGCGCTCCAAAAAAAGTGAGGCTGAAATGGATAGAGAATTTACCTGCGTGTACTGCAAACAGACGGTTCCCTTCAGCCCGTCCGCGATGCGCCCACATCTCACCAATCCGAGACCAGACGCCATTGCGCCTAGTTGTATGGAAAGCCAGCGCCCGCACTCCGATGCAAAGGCTTGTGATGACCGGTAAGCACCTATCTGCCGATCGCGCTATCGGCTGGGTCGATGGCCTGGCCGAATGGGTCGATGGCGACACGGCTTACCTGTCGGTCGCATTTACCTGGCGATTGAACGATGCCCGCGCGCGAGCACTCTGGTACAAAGCACTGGGGTATCGAGTGCGCGCCGGTGGACCCGGCACGTTCCGACCGCGCAACTATCTGGCCGACGTAGCCGATCTGGACGGCGCGATCCCGGATGCGGTGATCCGCCACAACCCGCGAGCGACGATCGCCAGCCGTGGGTGCCCGGAGGATTGTTCCTTTTGCATCGTCCCCGCGCTATGGGGGACTACCTTCACGCTGATCCCGGATTTCGTGCCGCGCCAGGTACTCTGCGATGACAACCTGTCGGCGCTCCCCGTCGAATACCAGGCCCACATCATCGAGCGTTACATCGCGGCCGGCGTGGTGCTTGAGGATGCCAATTCTGGATTTGCCCCACGCGCCTTTGATCAAGGCACCTACGAGCGCTGGAGCCGCATTCTGCGTGGCCCCTGGCGTTTCGGCTATGACGAATTGAAGGAACGCGAGGAGGTGCGGAAGATGATGGCCGTACTGCGTTCCAACGGCGTAGGCCCGCGCAAAATGCAGGTCTATTGCATGATCGGTAACGAGCCCTTCGACGCCTGCATGCAGCGCATCCGCGAGATCCACGAATGGGGCGGCGAGCCGTACTGCCAACGGCAGATGAAGCTCAATGCGCTTGAGCGCAAATATTGGATCAAGCACGACTGGACCGAGCAGAGGTTGACGGATGTGGCTCGCTGGGTCGCACGCCATCTCTCGCGACCGGGCAAAAGCCATGTGCCATTCGAGCAGTACAACAGAAGCGCGAAGACCTCGCGGAAGGTGCCCGATGCGCAACTCTCCTTCTGAATGTTCTTCTTTGCAAAGAGAGGTTGGCAAATGAGCCGCGTCGAAACAATAAAACACGTCGAGGGCGTCCGTGCGCGGTGGATGAGTGCTCACGCAGACCCGACGATAAACCCCGCATGGGCGAACGCCGAGCGGGACATTGGTTTGCTGCTTCAGGACTATGACGCCCTCGCCGCCGAGCTGGCCGCTGCGGAGAAGCTATATGCGGATCTGCTGACAAAATCAGTGGGCGGTATTGCGGCAGATCGCATCAAGGCGCTCGAGGCGGCGCTGCTCCGGGCTGCCGATTCATTCCACGATCTGCATTGGGCGTTCAAGTTATTGAAGCGCGAGACCGCCGCCGAAGCGTGCCGCATTGCCGAGGAAGGTAGTCGCGCGACTTTGACAGCCACGGAAACCCACCCCTACACCCTGAGGTTCCCCAATGGCGATTGAGCGCGTATCCGACGAGCGCCTGCGCTGGCTGAGCGGCCCGGACTACATCCGCAGCGAGCCGGGGCAGATTGCGGCGGAACTTCTGGTCGCACGAGCGGCGCTGCGTGAGATCAAAGATTGTGATTACGTCAGCCGGCATTGCAAGTCGTGCCACGACATCGCCGAGGATGCTTTGGCTGCTTCGGAAACGGCCTGTGAGTTATGCGAAGGCAGCGGCGAATCTGGCGTAAATCATCACGACGGGACCCAGTATTCCACCAAGACGCCGCCATGTCCCGACTGCGGCGGGTCCGGCAAAAAGGCAACTAA